GGGTGCCTTGTGGCATAACTGCCAGTTCAATATTTTTATCAGCAATTTCTATTAGTGTAGACGAAATAGAAGTATATGTACCATATACATATAAGTTACTGTATACTTCTACGTTTCCATTAAAGAATGCACTTCCTTCAACATGAAAATTAGTAATAGGGTTTAATGTGTTAACTCCTACTCTATCTCTTTTTAAAGTTAACGGAGTTACTTCTGCATTTGGACCAGGCGAATTAGATTTAACTGTAATAAACTTTGTTGATCCGTCAACTATTGTATTTCTAATTGCCGTCGACCTCGATCCAATTGCGCCGCCTGCAAATATTTCTAAATCACTGTAAAGACCTACAGTAAGACCTGCATCAGATAAAAGTACAAGTCCGCCAGCTCCCTGAATTTGCTGGTCATCACCATTATTTTGTTTTAATAGATAATCTTGAGCATTTATTCCAAGAATCGCATCAGCATTAGTCGATGTGCCAGCAAATCTTATTCCGGGAATTGATGGATTTAAAGTTAGTCCAGCTGTTATATATTGAAAGCCTGTGCCACGGAATGACTCTTTAAGCTCAAAACTTGATGTACTTAATACTCCAAGCATTTGATCATTTGCATACAAACTAGTAATTTTTCGTGTTCTATTTCCTGTATCAAGCACTTCTGCCGTTACCCATCCAGATTTCCCATCCTGAGAAGAATATATTGGGCCTGCTAAAGTTGTATTCACTCCATCAACTGTAAAATATAATTGATCATTTGTAGTGTCTATCCAAAGGTCACCTTGTTTTAAAATTGTAGGCTTAATGTCGCTTAATATAGATGCAGATATTTCTCCAAATACTCCATCTAAGTTAAAAACTTTTAATCTGCCAGCAGATACATCATACCATAGTTGACCAGTTAGGGGGCTTCTTGGTTGTGATATGCTTGCAAAATTCTGTAAAATGTTTACTAGATTAGTGTTTAGTGCTGTACCGTAGGCGTCTGTATTCCTACCTATTAAAGTAAGACTTGTAGTTGTTTTATCTACGGTTCCGTCAACTAGATTTAGTAAAACTGTGCCATCTGCGTTTTTAATTGTGTATGCCATATCGTTAATACTTTATTATATAATTTAAACTAACAGTAACGTTAGGATTAATAGCCGGTAATGCATCTAGCTGAGGCACGTTAAACTCATTCTCGTTAGTTGATCCGTAAGTTGTAGAAATTACACTAAACAGTTTAGGATAAGCTGTCCTAAGTTTTGAACTACCATCACATACTATAAATCCATCCGGTGCAACCGCACCCGCAAATAAAGTTATTGCTCCAGTTGGCACCATAGAAAATGCGGTCGATGTTGTAATAAAAGAATTAGCATACACATTTCTAAAAGGAGCATCTATTGCTCCTAGGTCATATATATTTGGTTCTCCAGGCATTACTGCTGAGCCGGGAATAGGATTATTACTGGAATCTTGCCGACTTATATACAACTGACCGTTAACTGTAGTGTCCATGCCAATAGTCAATTCTTGTCCAATTGATACAGTTCCTAGTACATCAAGATCGTCGGCAAAAGATACTGCATCATCTATTGCTAGTGTGCCGGAAATCTTTGCTGACCCAATAACATCTAACTCAACTGTAGGGGCATCGTTATTAATTCCAACACGCAAATAGTTGCCATCTACAGTAACAATTTCATTTAAAGTGTTACCTTTTAAAATAGAAAGTCCTATATTAGCACCGCTATATCTGTTGGCAAGAACTGCGTCACGACCACCACTCCTATATAGTTGAACGGTTTGTGTAACATTTCCTATCCATAGTCCTGTGTCACCGTCGATACGCAAATACCCGTTAATTCTTCCAGGTACGTCATTTCTTAAAAAATAATCGGCTAGTACAGGGTCTGTGGAATTTGACACTTGCAAACTTAGTGCAGTATTAGCAAGGCCGCCTAGTCTAGCAGTAGCACCATTAAATTGTTTTGTACTAACATTTAATCCAGGAACAAGTGAGGAGAATCCAGAAATTACTGGGTTAGGAGTGAATGATTCTTTTGCAACGATGGTTATAACATCATCATTAATGTAACTTAAAATTACATTATGATATATTGCCTGGTCGCCTAAATTGTCAAGAAGTGTAGTTGGATAAATTCCATTCTTTAATCCGCTCGACGAAGTGGGACCAATTAATAGCCATTCATATCCGTTCCAAATGTTTAACTGACTGGTTAATGTATCAACCCATATATCACCTACTTTTTTACTAGTAGGGTTTGAACTAGCTTGATGTACTCCGTTAGCCGGAACCCAGTTTGCACCATCGTAAACTTTTAATATTTTAGAAGTAGGAGCACTGGTATCATACCATAACTGTCCTTCTACAGGAGTATCTGGTGCTGTTAAATTAGCCGCATTTTCTAAAAGATGAAGAAAGTTTTCCGCAAACAGTTGTCCATAATTAGAAGAATTTTTTCCTACTAGATTTAAACTGGTGTCATTATTAACCGTGCTATCTGCAACAACAATTGGGTTCTTAACTGAATTAGAAAAATGGACTGAATATGTCATTGTTAAACTCCGCTAAGACTCTGTACTCTAATTGTATAATCTACCTGTATTAATCTGTTTAATGATTTTTGTACTGGGTGGAAAATTACGTGTGTTAACAAAAGTCCTGTATTAGGACCTGCAGAGTTATAACTTTTTAATCCTAGCTCGTCAAATACAAAACTGTTATCTTGATTAGCACCTGTATCAAATGCCGCTTGCCCGCTTGGCTCACCGTAGTCTAACAAACAACTGACTAATATATCGCTGTAGGTAGTACCAACAATATGCCTAACTTCCATGAAGTTTCGACTTGGATCTGTTGCATTTGGATTTCGACCATCAACAGTTTTATAATAAGTTTGATTGTAAAGACTGGCTCCACTACCTGAACTATTTGGTGTTAAGTAGGTAATAATCCCTGTAGGGTCAATTCTACTACCGCCATTGCCAAATGCCATTTCTGCAATAACGCCCGATTCTTGATTACTAACACCGCTAGCTAATGCAATACTGAAGTTTTCATAATGAATTGCATTACGTTTATCTACGTAAACTTCTTTGGTTTTAGGGTCAAATATCTTAATATGACCTTGTAATCGAATTCCTGCTTGCTCGTTGGTAGGGGTATTTTGTTGGGGTTCTTGCATTTTTTGATTCTCAATATTGTCCATAGTGATATTTATCCGTTTGATTTATACTAGTCCCTCCTCGGGACCGTATCTATATATTCTGTTACGGGGGAAAACGTGGCCGGATGTTGGTCTTGCGTTAGTATTTACTTTTGGATAAACTGCTCCAGAAATTGGTCTTTCAACTCTATATCGTAACAGTTTATTAGTAGCTCCTTGAAGATCATTAAAACTATACGGCCAATCAGCAGTATCAGTTAATTGATTTGAAAATGCATAATTTTGCAAATAAGCAAGTGCCCGAGTTTGATCCATATTTGGATATGTTTCTAATGCACAGGCAAGAACTCCGGCTACTTGCGGGCTAGCCATACTTGTCCCGTTTAGTTTAGTAATAAGATAGTTAGCATTCCTAGAATCATAAGTACCGCCTTCAAGATTATCGTTAACTGAACTTATAATATTTTCGCCAGGTGCAAGTATATCTACCGCAGACCCTGAATTACTAAAATCTGCCTTCATTTCAGTTGCTAACGATCCTTGTGCTCCCACACATATCATGTCAACTCCTGGAGACGACCCGCGACCATAATAATAAGTAGTGTTAACGCCGTTAATTGTTTGAATAATATAATCATTCCAATTAGCATCACTACTGGTTTTTGCACCCCGTATATAATTATTGCCAGCGGCTCCTACTAAAATTATACCTGCATTTATACAATCAGCAATATCTGCTTGCACTGAAGCCACTCTGTATGGGAAGTATACATAATATTTTCCGGCAGAGTTTGGGCCGAAAGGAACCAAATTCTTAAAGTAAACATCATTATTTGTGAATGGGCCATTAGCAACAGTTCCATTAAAATTAATTGTTGATATATTTTCTATTAATACTGTTCTAGAATACCCCCAACTATTATTAACTATTGTGGGATTTGTTCTTCCTGTAGATCGATTGATAGATTTGTTTAGATGAAATTGTTTTATAAAATCAAATACTGTAAGGGCCGCATTGGATCCGTATGAACCGCCAAATACACTAAAATAATTTTGATTTGTACCATACGGACTTAAATTATATATGTTAGCATCTCTTGCCCAACCTTGTGTATTTCCGCAAGCTGTACCACCAACGTGAGCTCCGTGATCATTATCAGTTGAACGTGCAGTTGACGGGTTCCCAAAGATATCCGTGTAATTAGGATCAGAGTAAGGAGGGTAGGTATAAGTACCTGCCGGATTTCCTGTAACTTGAGGATTATATATAAGCCAGTTAAATTGATTAACTCTGCTGCCGCCTGTGCCGTCTGCATTCACAGCAAATTCCGGGTGTGTGGGGTCTAAATGTCCGTCACATATAACAACATCAACATTTTTTCCGCCCGAAGTAGTAGTTACAGTTCCAGATTTTGATGCAGTTACATTGGAACCCCAGCCAGTTAGTTGAGCTGTTAATGTTGCACATCTATATAACCCCCAGTTTCTATGGGCATTAACCGAGTCAATAGAGCTTTTATTCCAATCAGCAGATGTCTGTACCCAAGATGGGGTAATTTCTAATCCTAACTCTTCTGGGCTTAATTCAATAGCCAATATTCTCGGATCTGTTTTTAATTTTTCAGCTTCGTCGTCTGTTAAGTTATAATGAGTATTTCTGCTAGCAGGTCTTCTAAAAGAACAATCAACCGTTCGCTCGGGCATAACTCCGTACATAGTAGGACGAAGTGTTTCCATGTCAGTATAAAACTCGTCTAAATCCTCAAAGTTATTTAGAGTAATAATATATTCTCTTAGATTAGACATAATTAAGCCTCAAGTTGTAAGACTGTTAATGTAACAGTAATAGCAGTTGTACCACCAGTTTGATTTGTTACGGTAACATAAACATTACCACTAACTGGACTATCATCATTAAACCCTATAGTTGCCGGGGTAATTGGCTGGGTTGTATTACCTGTATTAATAACTTCAGCAATAACACCCGCGCCTGGAACAGGATCATTACCAATAACCCTAGAAGCATCTGCTGTTTGTGATGCCGCGTTTGAATATATTCTTACCCACGCCGCACCGTTTGTTTGCACTTTCAATAAAGCGTAAGATTTATATCCAGTTAGTGTTACATTTCCACTAGATCCATTAGCCAACGAGTTTGTGGTACCGGTAATAGCGAATCTACTGGTTAGTCCAACGCCGGCGCCGCCGCCTCCGCCACTGCCTGTGAAACCTCTTAAGCTACCCGGACTGCCAACATATCCTGCTGTTGCACTACCTGTAAATCCCGAACCTCGACTACCTGTAAATCCGCCCGACGGTCCTGCCGGACCTTGACTACCTACAAATCCGCCGGGGGATCCCGAAGCACCCGGACTACCAACATACCCAATGGCTGCAAATGCACCACTACTACCTGTGTAACCCATTGATCCAATAAATCCAATACTACCAGAAAATCCCCGACTACCATTATAACCTATACTGCCAGCGAAACCAGATCCTCCGCTACCTGTATAACCTTGAGGATCACCTTTCTCTCCTTTACTACCAGTATACCCAGGTCCTTTACTACCAACAAACCCTAATCCTGCACTACCCGTATATCCGCCAGCAGGACCTGCTGTACCTCGACTACCGGCAAAGCCAGTACCTTGACTGCCGTTGTATCCTCTTGCGCCCGTGGGGCCGCTAATATTACTCGCCGAGCCACTGTAACCTCGAGCGTTATTTTTAATAAATTGCCAGGTTACTACTTTACTTACTCCGTTCTCTGTAACTAAAAACAGCGTCGGGTCTGATAAACTAGTTACTCGAGGTAATGATGAAATTGTTGCCATTTTAATAAATCCTTAAAATTAATATCCGTCGATTGGACGGCCGTCGTCAAATGTTAATGCTGTACTGTCATCTAATCTTAATACCGGATCGCCACCATAGTATAATTGATCAACAGTGATTCCGTTTCTGTCGTTAAGGAATAATGCTGTAACTGAATTTTCGTCTATGTTTAGTAACGAACGAGTTTGTGTAGCGTACCATGACTTACCTGTTCTTTGTACTACCTTAAGTTCTACACCTGCGGGCGGAGTAAACGGAAGATTTAATCTATATACAACTGATGTATTTACTGTACTAGACGTAATAGTAAACCCAGGAGCTAATGGAACATCCCCAGGCCCCGAATCATACGACAAAGAATAATCATGAGCATATCTAACAACACCCGGAGCAGTTGGTTTTTCTAGCTGTCGGCCGCCAAAATAAACTTCTACCTGATCATGATAATTTGCACCCAATACAAAGTTTAGCTGATTTGATAATATATATGATGTACTTCCGGTTGTACTGGTTGTTGCAACTATAACGGTGTCAGTAGCTGGCATGTTTTGAGTTTGACTTTGATCAATTACCCACGACCCAATTGTATAATATGGTTTTGCGCCGGTCCCTAGTGTAGCTCTAGTTATTCTGGACAATACATTTCCAACCTTTTGTAGATATTCAATGCGCTCGCCTGCAATAAACACAACGCCCGGAGATGTAGCATTGGGACTTAATGGTGGTAATTTATCTCCATTTTCTACAACAATCTGAGTATCAGTTAACTGCAACGGCTCAATCAAATATGTGGTTTCTTCTGAGCTAAGTCTTCTATATGAAGTACGTCCGATAGGATCCTTAAACACTTTGAAAGATAAAGTCCTACCTGCCGATGTTTCTGCCAGGCTAGTAATTATTACCTGTTCTCCTTCTATAAACGGAATATCTATATCTACCTGAATAGATTTACCGTCGTCTAAAATTACAAAATCGTAGCCAGACACTAAAGTTTTATCTCCAATGGACATCCAAACATAATTATCGTTAAAAACTGCTCTAGATAATTTGTATAATCTTGCACTATTGGACAAATACACTTCTGTCCTAACATATTGTTCATCTTGATTAGTAAAAGTGATAATCCTTACAGTATTACTATCTGCTTCTAACGGAATTCTGTTAGTAATTTCTAACTTTGTACCCCTTATAATATAATCGTAATCAATAACAGCGGTTATAGCAAGTACATCATTTAATGCAAAATAATTGACAGGGAATATTATTACATTATTAAATTGATCTAAATAATATATGTTTAAAGGAACACGAACTCCGTTTTTATAAACTTCTAACATGGTCATATCAAAGCTATTATAAGGAAACGTTCTTCTAGTACTAATATCAAATCTCGTTTGACCTGTATTGGTAATTTCATAATAGGTGGTATTTGGAGGAACAATTCTAACTCCATTAACTTCTACTATTGAGTTTGCGGACGCAGGCCCTAGTACTCCGGGGGGTTGCCGTAACTCAATTATTCTATTGTTTGCATTTACGGTATATTCTATCTGTTCTCTAATTTCACTAAACCCTTTAGGCTCAGAAGTAAAAAAGGCAGCAAATATAACATTCTTACCTATTGTACCTAATCCGTGGACAGTTATCTTTATTCGATTGTTAACGCCCGGATGTTCTTCAGACGATATATAATATAATCCTTGTCCAACTCCTCCACTATCTGGATCAATAGGTAGACCGTTTAAGGTTACATATATACTGTTAACTTCTGAATAAGCACAATCGCCAATTACTGCTCCTATCGAAACTCCTTCAACAGTAGTAGAATTAGAACTTAAGAATCCAGTTCCGCCAATTCCAGGCATATAAATTATTTCAATAGAACCGTCATCTGCCTTAGGGTATACTGTTACGGTATTATTAATGTAATTAATAACATAGTCTCGACTTGGTATTAATGTTTCGTTATTATAGCTTACAAAAATAGCACCACTGCTTGGAAGAGCCAATGTTAATTGAACTATTGTGAATTGATTGGCTACCGCGGGTTGTTGAAGTGTAAGAATTAGGGCACTACCAGACGATGCTCTTGTGAATATATTAATTCCTAACGTTTCAGTTACATGACCGGGGACCAATTCTTCAGGCGCATAAGTTCTTGTTGGTGATATAAATTGATCGCCATCAAGATTTATGTCTTCTGGCCTAATGCCTGTTGCTCCAGATCGTGCAGAACTCCAGTGTCCAGATACCCACGGAGTTGATGTACTTTGAACTTCTACCAAAGACCATGTGCCTGTCCCTTCAGAAAAAATCCACGGTGTCGATGTGGTAATATAGGTAGTATCACCAATTGGTGTCCATTGTCCGTATACCCAAGGAGTTGATGTGGTAATAGTACCGCCAGTATAGATTGTATCTAAATCAACAGTTTGGCTTGATGCAGGGTCCCACAGTAGTGAGCCAAACGGTACTGAATCCCAAGAAAAATCACTTTCAAATGGAGTTGTTTGAATTGTTGTTCCCGGATACTCCATGCCTTTCATTAACTGGGCATAGTTGTCATTTTGAGTTTTACCAGGCATTCCGGCTGTTGGAAAATAGTAATCGTGAATTCTATCATATGCATTGTATATTTTTAAACTCTTGGCATAGGTTATTCTTACAATTGCTCCTTGGTCATACTGTACACTAGTTGTTAACTTTGTGAATAATTTATTATAACCGTTGGCAAAAGTTGTATATTCTGTCAAAGAATAATTAGAAGGAGTAACAAAAATTCCATCAACTGTAAGAGTTACATTTACTCTATCTTGAGATGCTAACCAGGATAGATTAAATTCAGACTGGATGCCGTCAGCAGTAAACGTATCGGTAAATGTGTTTGTTAATATTTCCCTGCTTCTTGAGATTCGATCAAACTTTAGTCCTACTTTGTTTACTCTAGTCTTTTTATTAGACATAATAGGAGATAGTTTAGCAGGAATAGTTACTGCTCCGCCGCCTACTAATACTATTGAAGGATTTACGGTATACCCTGAACCCGGATTAGTAATCTGCGCTCCCACTACTTTTCCACTGGCAATCAATGCAACTGCGGTAGCGGTGGTAGTAACTCCGCTATCTATTGGAGCAGATATAATTCTAATTTCTGGTATTTCTGTATATCCACTACCAGCATTTGAAATTGCAATAGAATCTAAAAATAATGTATAGTTATCAAACCAGCCCTTATATGGATATGTGTTTAACAGCGGATCTCCGGCAGTTAGTGAGGAATAGACTCCGGTTTCTTTATTATAAACTACAGGTAAATCAAAATCTGTAGTAAAGGTTAGACTTGGTTCTGTAACTGTATATCCTAGTTTATATTCCCTAACTTGTGTATGATATGGTTTAATTTCATTTAAGTAATCTTCATACCAAGTTGTGTCTTGGAATTTATAAACAGGACGTTGTGTTAATTCTCCCGCATTATTAGTAACATTTATAAAACTTGATTTAAACATCCAGTCAACAACTTTCTGTTCTGTTAATACATATTTTATTGCTGTAAAGAAAAACGTATTCCAATACACTTTTAAATTACCAATAAAAATATCGTTCTTTAAAGCATATATAATTTTTTCTAATTCTACATCCGGTATTTGATCAAAGAATGTTTCATCATACGGTGACACTTGATCCCATCCAAATTGAGAATTTAAAATGTCCCATATACTGTCTTTAATTTTTAGTGTGCCTTTTTCACTAACGATAATATCGTAGTCAAGATTGTATGTGCCGCTTGACCCTGTTTGTATTTTTTTCAATATAAGATATCGACCGGCACCGTTATTATTAATTTTTACATAATCACCAATGTCAAGATCCAACTCGGCCAACTGATATGATTGGTCAACTATAGAGGCTAGAGTTTGATATTGGTTGAACTCTGAAGCAACCCAGTTGGCATAATCCCAATATAAGGTAGTATCATGCCCTTGCGTTTGAATTTTAGTCCAAGATTTATCCATTAAAGAATAAATTGTCCAACGATTCCTAGACTCCGAATCACTTTGTACTATTACGGTATAAGGTCTTACATACAATTTAGGTATAGAAGAATAATTATTTCCATAGTTTTTTATTAAAACAGAAATTATAGATCCGTATTGATTTATAACTGTTTCAATTTCTGCACCGTTGACATCGTCAAGTATTGATACTTTTGGACCTTTCCAAGAAATAATATTTCCTTGGGCATCATACGAGTATGCGTCGATTTTCCCATAACCGTATCCAGGAGTTACAATATTAACAGAGTCAATTTTTCCATTTACTAACAAACAGGTAAGTTCTGCCTGTATAAAATCCCCAGTGTACAATGCATTTCTCGCTTCGAGATCTTGTACAATTTTATCATATTGATTAATTGGAACTTGACTAATTTCATCTTTATCGTTAAAATTATCTAAATTATAAAAATCAGTAATTAAATTATCTGCAAATACGGTATTGACATAAGCAACCATATTTCTTAAAGCATTTGCTCTATTTTTAAACATAGATTGTCTTGGTCTAATACCTATACCGTACTTTTGTCTTGCACTTAATGCAGGATCAGGAACTGTATTTCCTAAAGAATCACGACCCAGTAAGCTATCTATTAATTTTTTCTCTAATAATGCATTAGGCAAACTGTGTGCAGAACCTTCTTCTATTAATAACCATTCAGTATGTTTATTGTTCTTGTTATTAATATTATCTAATTGCATGTTTAACGATATTCTATCGTTAATTAAAGATCCCTTAACATTGTTCACTGCCAACGAACTGCTTGATAAGACGGCTACATATTTTAACCCTGCAGATTTTGGATTAGATATTAGATTTGATACTTCATATGCAGAAATATTTCTACCCTGTCTGTTGGGCACAATAACAGTATTCTTGACCCAATAATAATATCTATTAGTAAATGTATCAGTTATAGAACTGTATACCTGTTCTACACAGTATGCTAAATCGGACAAATATTTCGGTTGTCCGCTTATTGATGCCGCAAGTCCGGTACTGGTATCTGCCAACACCGCCCAATCGTCTGGTAAAGAGTCACTTGATATCCATTCACATATATCTATCGTGCATCCAGGAAACACTGCTCCCCAGTTATTTTTTCTAAATTCGGACTCGCCCTGTTCGTACCACTGATATTTTACACTAGATAGGTCCCACCAAAGTTCACCAACATGTTCATTTCCCCAGTAAGTTTGAGAATCAATAACAATCGATGTTGATGTTCCGGTGCTATATATCGCAGGATCAAATACTGTTCTATATCGAAGTTCTTGGTCTGCTGCCTGAGAAATCTTTCCTTTGATTGGATCAAATATTTCTAAATAATCTTCTACTGTTTCTGCAAATGTATCGATTGTTTTAATTTGTTTAATTCTATTAGTATCAACTAATCCGGATTCTTCTCTAATCAAAGACCAGCTATTTGAATTAGTATCAATTGCATTCCATGCATAGAATTGACCTGCTTTAATAGTAGATGTTGTAATATATAAAGGAGCTCCGACATAAATTGCACTCCTATTAACAGAAATACTAGTACCGTATGCACTACCATCTGTAATGTATGCATCAAACAATTCTGAAGCAAATACAAACTTATCTTTATATCTATTAAAGGTATACGCGGTTCCTGCGTCTGAAATATATTCACTAAAGTTAGTTGATTCAGAATCAAATGTAGTGGTTCCTGAATCAAAAATCATTCCAGAATAATTAGTAGGGCCAATCGAAGTAACGCCCAATAATTCTCCAGTTTCGTCAGTTTCTAAACTATGGCCGAATTTTAATCCCGACGATGACGACGGATTATTAATTATTTGAGTTAATATAAATGTAC